CTAATAAAATTGGATGTCTAAAATCTTGATTTTACGGTCTTTCTTCTCAAATTCAATTTGTTTTATTAATTCTTGGACTGTTTGTCTTTTCTCTTCGCTTGTCAAGACAGACCAGCTTTCTTTAAACATAGTTACAATTTCTTTAGCACGTTCAATATCAATAGGATTTTTAGGTTTATGAAAAGCTTGCTCTTGTTCCAGGTCAGCTTGCGCTTTTTGCAGAGCATCTTTTGTTTCTGCCATTAGTTGCTCAAACTCTTGATCTGTCATTAAATCCATAGACCAAGCTTTTTGATACTTTTTTCTTTGTTTTTCAATACTGATTATTTTTTGATGAAGCTTATCATAGTCCTGCTGTTTCTCTTCCGGTATTATCGGTTCGAGTCTTGGTTTCACATTCTGCATATACTCAATTAAAGCTCTTTCGAATTTTTTTTCGCTGCCTCCGATTGTAGGGCGTTTATTCAAAAGACAGGCTTGGCATCTATAGTGATTACTTTCTACGTGCTTATTGTCTCTTTTCCTGAAATACTTAGAGCGCTCACTTGTGAGTCGGTTTCCACAATTGGGGCAAATTATTTTTGTTTGGAATATAAAAATTGAGTAGGTTTCTCTTTTCTTAAAATTTTGCCGATCGTGTAATATTTTTTGTAGCTGATCAAATTCCTCTTTAGAGATATAGCCTTCAAAAGCATCTTCAATTATTTCATCACCCCACCGAAAAGCGCCGTACAATACTGGATTTTTCAACATTACTAGTATAGAGGCTATATGCCATTTATAACCCCTTTTTGGAACAGCGTCTGATTCGTCGAGATAATCAGCTAATTCCCTTAGTGAATAACCTTTTTTAATCTTATCAATCATATCTAAAAGTATTTCACCCTCTTTAGGATTCTTGACCAGGTACTCGCCTTCTTTCGTAAAACCAAATGGAGCAGGGGCACTGTATTGTCCCTGTCGAGCCTTCTCAACTTGTCCCATTTTTACCCGTTCCCCTAAATTCTCTCTTTCCCATTGAGCCATAGCAGCAACTAACGTGATAAAAAGCCTGCCAGTTGCTGATCCTGTATCATAGACCTCAGTGGCGGACCTGAAAACGGCATTGTACTTGTCAAAGTAGTCTAAAAGAGAGTAGAGGTCACGAACAGACCTGGTCAACCTGTCGAGCCTATATACTAGAACTGTGTTAATGATACCTTGTTCTATGTGTCTGAGCATTAATTCCAGTGAAGGCCTATGTATATCTTTAGCTGATTTTCCTTCGTCTATATAAAATTTGTAGTTTGCCCATCCTTGGGAAACGCAATAGGCTTTCAGTTTTTCCTTTTGGGCAGCGATTGAATAGCCTTCTTTCGCTTGTTCTTCTGTCGAAACCCTAACGTATATTCCAACATTCTTATGGCTGTTCGCTTCCATTAGTTCCAATTGAAACATCCTCCTAGAAACGTATGTTCTGTTTTGAGGTTAAAAATTTTTAACCCCCGATAAATCTTTTAAATGTGCTAACTCTGCTGGCACCCCATTCATCACAGCAACGTCTTTTAGGGTAAAGTTTGTAGTTTTATACTGGCTTATAACCCAGTCAGGAAGAAGAAGTTCAACGGCAAAAGTATTTGCCTCAACTTCGACCTTATCAACTGAGAAAAGAGTATGTTCTTTCATGAAAGGGGTATTAGCGCGAGGGTGCAATTGTGCGTGCCCCAGTTCATGAGAACAGACAAATGTTTTTTCACCTTGGCTTAAGTTAGAATTGATAACGATATATTTGTTTCTTTTGTCGTATTTATAAAACCCCATTATTTCATGGTGTAAGTCCCATTGAAAAACATTGATATTTAAATATGATGCAAGTTCATAAGGATTACTGGTTTTATACTTTTTAATTAGTTTTTGCACAGCTGCTTTTATCAAAGTATAAGGCCCCCTAGTCTTGATCGTCTTTTCTGTATTTCTTTGGAGTGTATTTCTTATTGATTCTTTGCGTTTGACGAACGATGTGTTCCATTGCTTCCATGAGGGACTCAATGGCTTCAGGGCTCATAGGCTCGCCAGAGAAGCTTAGTCCATCCGAGTTCTCTAAGTCCCTTCTTATTTCCTCCATACGCTTTGCAATGTCTTTTTCTTCTTTAGCGTTATATTCTACAGGCTCTTCTTTTATAAGGTTTTCTTCACCAACAATTGCAGAGACCTGCACACCGAGTGCACCTGCTACAGATTCCAAGGTGGAAAGGCTGGGGTTATATCTATCTCTTTCAATATCTGCAAGGTATGAACGAGAAAGATTAGCTTTGTCAGCCAGTTGTACTTGAGTTAACTTCCGTTCCTTCCTAATAGCTTTAATTCTTTGCCCTACAGTCATTATCGGTTATCTCCTTTACAACACAGTGGACCTCACTGCATTACACGAGCTTACACGAGGTTACACGAGTCGTTTGTTATGTCCCAATTATAGTGCCCAAATGTCGGAAATACAATACCGAAAATGACGGAAATACAAGTATTTTTTAGCAAAATGACGGAAATACAAGCTAAATACTCTCTAAATCTTCAAAATGCTTGATTTTCGTCATATTTCGACTTTTACAAAATGTCGTGAATACCGTACAATTTAGCCATACCTTAACGGGAGGTGATAAACATGCTGGATGGGAAAAAGCTTGGAGCTTTAATTAAAAACAAACGGAAAGAAAAGCACTTGAAACAGACAGAAATGGCGAAGGCGCTAGGCTTGTCAAGGACTTATCTTTCTGACATTGAAAACGGAAGATATCTGCCAAGTACAAAGACACTTTCCAGAATAGCGATTTTTATAAATCTGGATTTAAATGTGTTAAAAATGACGGAAATACAAGTAGTTGAGGAGGGTGGATATGATAGAGCTGCCAGCACATGTAGAAGCCAGGCTTTATGAAATTTTCATGAAGTTATCGGTTCCAAGGATTCTCGAAAAAGAGGCATTGGAGAAAGGAGACAAATCAAATGACGAAAGAAAAGGCAATTGAACTTGCAGCCTTCTTCGCTGAATTTGAGCAGAAGATGATCAAAAAGAACCGATTTAAAATTGCTCATTTCTCTAACAAACAAATGATCAAATGTTGTCATGTCTATTTAGAAATGAAGGGAGTAAAAGCATGAATCTAAATCAATTTCTTAAATCAGATAAGGAAAAAGCTAAACGTAAATTGGCATCCGCACAGTTTCTGCTGAACGAATTGCTTCCAGATGAAATAGAGGATAACAATTTCGATGAATGTATTGATCTCTGTTTATCAGCTGCTGAAATGTTCAAGGAAATCAAACGGATGCATCATCCTGAACAAGTCGTTCAGCTACATGAAGTTGCAACTCAATTTCTTAGTAAAGGTCTTGATGTCTCAATCGTAAAGAGGCCTGTATATGAATCTTGAGCATCCGATCATAACGGAAATTAATCGTTACGGTTATCCAAAAGAGTATCTCCAGTATGACCGGGATCGGGAAGAGGATGCCGATGAAGAAGTAAATAAAAAAAGCCCACACGGCAATGTGGACTAAAAACAAACAAGCAACTTCATTTTAAATGGAACTCTCAACAAAATCAAATAGAGGAAGGTGTCTCATATGAATCCATTACAGGACTTTGAACTAAATGAAATTAATAACGGCGAACTACCGGGGGACCGTCCACAGTTTGAAATCACTGATATGAACAGCCTGAACTGGGCTTTCCGGAAAATAGCTGCACTTAAGTCGCAGGAAAAGGAAATCAAAGCGCTGGCAGCCACAGAAAAACAACGTATTGAAGAATGGGAAAGGCAGGAGCTTAAGCCTTTAGCTGACAGTCTTTCATTCTTTGAAAACCTGGTTAGTGTCTATCATACAAAGCAGCTGCAGGAAGACCCGAAGGCAAAAACACTTTCCACACCTTATGGGAAATCTAAAAGCAGGACAACAAAAGCAGCACCTAAAGAAGTGGACAAGGAAAAACTTCTGCAGCATGTGAAGGATGCCGGTATGGAAGAGTTTATAAAAGAGTCTGTGGCATGGGGTGATCTTAAGAAGACATTGACTGTCACTGAGCTTGAAGGTAAACCGATCGTAATTGATTCAAATGGACAAGCTGTCCCCGGCGTAGAAGTGCAGCCAGAAACAGTCAGTTTCAAAGTGGAGGTGTGATAGATGTTTCAAGTCACAAACGCACAGCGTGAAAAAGAAAAGGCAATTGTCGGCTTTATCGGTCCGAGTGGTTCCGGTAAAACAGCCGGCGCCCTACTGGTAGCTTACGGAATGATGCGTGAGGCATATCCAGAAGCAAACGACGAGGAAATCTGGTCAAAGATCGGTGTCGTTGATACTGAGCACCGACGCGCAAAACTGTACGCTAATTTACAGTTTGATGATATTCGCATCGGTAGCTTTAAGCATATTGATTTTACACCGCCGTATACGACAGAACGATATCAAATGGCAGTCGAAGCAATTAAGAACGCCGGTGCCGAAGTTGTCGTAATTGATTCACTCTCACACAACTGGCAGGGTGAAGGCGGAATAGTTGAAACACATGGCAGCATGTCCGGCAACTCGTTTCAAAACTGGGGCAAACTTGCGCCGGAAACAACCAAACTCATTAAGACGTTAACACAAAATGACGTTCACATCTTGGCGACATTGAGAACAAAAACGGAGTATGTAGTGGAGCCTGATAATAACGGCAAAATGGCTCCACGTAAGGTTGGAACAAAACCTGTACAGAAAGATGAAATGGAATACGAGTTTATGCTCAACTTCAATATTGATATTGATCATATGGCTGAGACGTCAAAAGACAATACGCGGATGTTTGAAGGATCTTCAATCAAGCTAAACCCAGAAGTCGGCCGCAAACTTTATCAGTGGCTTGAGCTGGGCATTGACGTAAAGGCGGAAGAAGAAACAGAGCGCATCGGCTTGATTACTCACATCAAAATGATGATTGAAAGCAACGAAAAGGCTGCGCAAATGATTGAGGAGTTCCAGATCAAAGCGAATCAGAAGCTTGAACAATGGAATATCAAACTTGCTAATGCTGCTATTGATAGATTAAACAGCGTACTTGGAGGTGAGCCAAGTGAAAAATGATTCAAAACTCGAAGAGATTCGGGGGCATGCGACCATATCTGATGTGCCCTGGTTAATTTCAGAGATTGATAGATTGAATAGTGGCATAGACAGTGTAATTTATGATTTGCGAAATGAAGACATCACCGATCCGCATGTAGTGGATTCAATTACTCAAAATCTTGTAGCTGTACTAAACGGCAAATAAAACAAAAATTGGAGGAATTAAATATGTTCACAGTAGACCACAGCAAAGGCGAAGCATTTGAACCAATTAAACCAGGAGAATATGAAGCGACAGTTATCAACTTTGAAGGAAAAACGGCTGCATCCGGCAACCAGCGTCTTGTCGTTGATTATGAAATCCGTTCCGACGTTGAGCAGCCATGTCAGGGGCAGAAAATTCTATATGACAATTTCACTGTTACAGATAATGCAATGTGGAGATTTCATCAAGCATCAAAGGCCGCGGGCTTCCCGAACGGAATGAAATTTAAGGATCATATTGAATGGGCGAATGCTTTCCTCAATAAACCGATCCGCCTAGTTGTCGGAGAAAGAGAGCATAACGGCAAAAAATATCCAGAAGTCAAAGCGTTTAAGCCGTCAGAAGCGCCGGCACCGGATACCGGCTCAATAACAGTGAGCGATGAAGATGTACCATTTTGATCACAAGAAATACATTTGAGGGAGTGTATAGCTCCCTCGTTTTTAAAGGGGAGTTAATACATGTACGACTTTAAAAATATACCGCAAGAGCTAAAAAACGCCCCTCAGTGGATTTTATGGCGTTCGGAAGAGCGTAACGGCAAAAAAACGAAAGTGCCATATCAGATTGATGGCAGCATGGCTCAATCAAGCAATAAGAGAACCTGGTCCACCTTTGCCACTATCATGAAGTTTTTCAATGAACAGGAGTATGACGGCATCGGCTTCATGTTTTCTAAAGATGATCCGTTCATCGGAATAGATATAGATCACTGTGTAAATGACGGTGTTCTATCTCCTTTCGCTCAGGAAATCATCCAGACGATCAGCAGCTATACTGAATACTCTCCGAGTGGTGAAGGTGTTCATATTATCGCGAAAGGCAAGCTCCCATTACGCGGACCGGGCACAGGGAGAAAAAATATAGATAAAGGCCTGGAAGTATACAGGCATGGCCGGTATTTCACATTCACCGGAAACAGTCTTGATGTTGGACCTGTTCAGGAACGATCAGAAGAAATCAAAACTATCTTTGATAAGTATCTGACAGAGAAGGAAGAAGCAAAATCAGTAAGCGCCCGATCACAATCAGCAAGCGATATGAGTAATCTTTCAAATAAAGAAATTTGGGAAAGAATGTTCAACAGTAAAAACGGAAAAAGCATTCAGGACCTGTTTAACGGCCAGCTGATTAACGGCGATCATTCTTCCACGGATATGGCTTTATGTAATCACCTAGCATTCTGGACCGATAAGGACGCATCGAAAATGGATTCCATGTTTCGTGAATCAAATTTGTTTCGCGAAAAGTGGGATCGGCAGCATTCAGCAGACGGGGCTACATATGGAGAAATGACTATTGCTGCAGCTATCTACTCGACAGGTCCCACAATATCCGACCTGATGGAGCAACAAGAGCAGCCGTATGAAGTGTATTTCTCGCAGCCGCAGGCCTCACAGGTTGCTGACACAGAGGAAATCATAGACACACCACCGGTCTTTCACCTGACTGAGCTAGGCAACGCTGAAAGGCTTGTATATTACCATGGCAAGAATATCAGATACTGTAACGAGCTCGACTGGCTAATCTGGAACGGGAAGATGTGGGAGGAAGACGGCAAGAGGCAGATCGAGGCATTAACTGCCCAAACTCTACGGGCCATTTACGGGGAAGCGAAGGCCACGGAAGACGGCTACAGAAAAAAGCAGCTTAACGATTGGGCTAAAAAATGCGAGCGTCGCAATATTCGAATGAACACCATCCTGGATACCCGGCCGATGGTTGCTGTAAGAAAACAAGAACTCGACTCTCATAAATATCTGTTTAACTGTGAGAATGGTGTGATTGACTTAAAAACTGGGGAGCTGCTGCCGCATGATCGTGATTTTCTATTCACTAAAATTTCATCAGTGGCTTATCAAAAGGATGCCGACTGCCCAAACTGGAAGGCATTCTTAGAAAGCATTTTTATAGATGAACAAGGGCAGCCAAACTATGAAATTATTGATTTTATGCAGAAAGCAATTGGCTATTCATTGACGGGGGATACTACGGAACAAGTCATGTTCTTTCTGTTTGGTAATGGCCGTAACGGTAAATCAACGTTTATCAATACAGTTCAGCAGCTGCTGGGCGACTATGGCCGGCAGACGAACAGCGACACATTCATAAAAAAGAAAAATGATAGCAGCATCAACAATGACATAGCCCGGCTCGACGGGGCGCGCTTTGTGTCGGCCGTTGAGAGTGAAGAAGGTCAGCAGCTGTCCGAGTCGTTGGTGAAGCAGATCACCGGGGGAGAAAAGATGTCCGCGCGTTTCTTACGCCAGGAGTATTTTGAGTTTACTCCAGAATTTAAAGTGTTCTTTACGACAAACCATAAACCAATTGTAAAAGGCAGCGATGAGGGTATCTGGCGGCGTATCCGGCTTGTTCCGTTCACTGTCACCATTCCGAAAGAGAAAGTGGACAAAAAGCTTCCGCAGAAACTTGCTGCAGAAATGCCTGGCATTCTCAGGTGGGCGGTGGAAGGCTGCTTGAAATGGCAAAAGGAAGGGCTTAAAGAACCAGAAGTGATCCGAAAAGCAACGGAAGGTTACCGCGAGGATATGGATATATTAGGGCCGTATATGTCAGAAAGATGTGTCGTTCATCCTTCCGCAAAAATTGAAGCAAAAGAGCTCTATAAGGATTACAAAAACTGGTGTTATGAAAATGATGAGATTGAACTCAAAAATCGTGCTTTTTATAGACAAATTGAAATTCGAGGGTTTAAGAAGGAAAACGGATCGAAAAATAAAGTCTTCTTTTATGGTATAGGGCTAAACAAATATCAGAGCCACTTGAATTTTTCGGAAAGGGTTAACGAAGGGGTTAATGAATCAAATGCAAACAGTGACTCCAAAAAGGTTACTTCTATAAATAGAAAAAAACTATAAATCCTTTAGTACCAAGGGGTTAAGGCTCTATCTATAGATTTTAATTATTTTTAGGGTTAATAAGGGTTAATGATTTTGTTTGTTCCCCTCACATGAAAATTAATTAATAAAAAATAAATATATATATATAGGGCTTTAATATAAAATGCATTAACCTTCGTTAACTCATTAACCCGTTTTGATAAAAAGAGGTGAGAAAATTGCACCCAAAACAAATTTGTTCCGATTTAGAGGTATTGGGCTCTCGTTTGGTTCTTGATGGAAACGATCTTTATATTGAGAAACCAGAAAAAGTCTATCCGGAACTTGAGGCATTTGTCCAATCTTACAAAAAGCGAATTATCCGGTATTTAAAAGGCGAATACTCGGATCATGAACATAATGTGAAACAGACCATAGATAAAATCATTAATTATTACATGGGTATTGATCAAGAAATTAATAGAAAAATAGATGACTGGTTCAATCATGATTATGAATCAGTTATGAAGGTGATGAAATTGCTTGTTCTCTTTTGGGAGAACGGCTGGAGGGAGCTAAAGGAATCCGTTTCAAACTTTGAAAGTGAGGAAACGGACCGGCTTTCCATAGAAATCTATGATCGGGCCATGTCGTATTTTAAGGGGAAGAAAGCATGACAATTATTCACTATAACTATTCGGAAACTGAGTTAAAAGAGATTCTGGACAGCATGATCATAATTGTGGATACGAGGGAGCAAAAAAATCAGCATGTTCTTGATTATCTCCGTAAAAAGAAAGTGGGAATCAAATTCAAAGGAATGAAAACCGGCGATTACTCTGCAATGATTCCTAAAAATGATGAATTTGGAATCAGCCGTGATATGTATTTGAATGCAGCCATTGAACGGAAAAATGGAGTGGACGAGTTGGTGCAGTCGATTAAAGATCGTTCTCGTTTTGAAAATGAATTGATCCGGGCGTCCAGGCATCCGTTCACACTTCTTGTGGAAGACCTGGAAGGGTACCAAAAGATACTCAACGGAAAATATCGTTCAAAGTATGAACCGAAAGCGCTGCTGGGCAGCTTGAAAACATTTGAAGTTCGTTACAACTTTTCAACGGTTTTTATCAGTCCTAACGCTACCGGCAATTACATTTATCATCACTTTCATTACATGGCTCGAGAACTGCTGAAAGGCGGGCTTGTGTAAATCTTATTAAAACAATCAAAGGAGGAATTAACATGGCATTTGTAGGTTTTGAAGAATCGAAGGAAGTACGGCAGCTTGCTGAAAGCATAATTGACAAGCACCACCCACATTTAAAAGACGCTAAACAGCAAATAGGTTTTTATCTCCGTGAGGGTAACAGCAAATGGGCAGGAAAGGCGAAAAAATGCACAGCATTCGAACGTCATATGACCGATTACATGCTTTTCGTGTTTATCAATAAAGCTGCATGGAAGACTATGCCAGAGGAACAACGCGTTGCTCTGGTAGATCATGAGCTTTGTCATTTTACTCGAGAAGAATGGGAAGAGCTTGACCCGAAAGACCAAAGTAAATGGGTGACTGTGTACGGCGCTGCCACTGATCCAGACAGCTGGGGAATCCGTGAGCATGACGTTGAGGAATTCTCTGAAATTATCAAGCGCCATGGCTTATGGGATACCGGCATTGAAACATTTGCCGAGGCAGTACGTGAAGCTGATCACCAAATGACCATTTCAGACGTGCAGCGTCTATCGAGGGTGAAATAAATGGGGGTAGTTAGAAACTATCTTTTAGGGGATTTTGCATACATCGAAACCGAACGTGAGTTTGTTTTGGTGATAAAAAATAAAATTTACGGTCCGTATGATAACAGTAAATTTAAAGCCATTTTGTATGCGTTGGAATGTGGCTTGAAAAGTCAAAGAAATTTGGGGGATTCGAAGTGAGAAAGCCAACAGAAAAACAGTTAAGACTGATTAGACGCATGGAACAATTTATAAATGAAAAATTCACCGGTAATACAATTAAGGAAGCAAGCGAATTTATCGCTAAACATATGGATGAATACCAAGAAGAGAAAGAAATGGCGGACGAATCAAACGTTTTATATGATGATATTTATTTTGAAGAAGGTTGGTAAAGAAATATGAATAGGGAACCTCGGAGTATGTTAAGGCAAGACTTGATCAACAAAGCACGGTCTTTTCATGTTCCCGGACATGGCCCGGACTTTGAAAGAATGACGAATGATCAGATAAAAAAGCATATTGAGATAATCGAAGGTACATTCAAAATGCTTTTTGACAAGGATGATAAGGAGGGCGCAGAATGAATGACTTCCAAGAAAGAAAACAATTTTTAGAGAAGTACTATCAGGAGTTTAAGTCACTGCAAGAGATTAATCCCAACACGTCTTTAGATGAAAGAATATCATTGTTCTGCGCTGCCTTTCCAGAAGCAAAGCCGCACAGAAACTATTTTTATCAAAGGGCTTTGAAGGAGGGCGCGGAGTGAGTGAAATAGTTCCCTGTATCAAATGTGGAAAGATGACGGATGCAGATATGACGATGTGTTGTGACGGTTACGAGTGCGGATGTATGGGCCTACCCATTCACCCGCCTTTATGCGAAGAATGCGAAAAGACATTTTTTAAGGAGGGTGCAAAATGAAAAAGATTATTTTAGCTTTAGTTGCTGTCATTACATTGGGGGTTATGGTACTACCGGAAAGTGCTTCGGCGGCATGGTCAGGCTATCAAACAAGCAAGAAAGTAAGAGTGTATACAGACGCCACAACATACTCAAAGAGTGCTACATCCGTAGACTGGAAGGCGCAGAAAACAACGTCAGGGAAGGTTTATTATTCAGCTATGCTCGTGCGTACTGACAATTACAGTAATTCCGGGACACAACGCGGCAGTTTTACATCCGGCACACCATTAAAGAAATTCAGCTTATCGAAAACGCGTCCGGGAACGTATCAGGTTGTCGTGAATATCTACAGTGATTCAGCCGAGCGTCATTACATCGGAACGGCGAAATCAGCGAAAATCTATATCAAACGATAAGGAGCGAGGGGAATGAAAGAGATTGAAAAGGATGGGAATGACACAGTGGACATTATAAAATGTCCTCACTGTGAGCATTTAATGGCATTTGACGACTTGATCGATGTAGGGGATATGTCCGGTAATTTTGATATGGATTGCGAGAAATGCAAAAAGGCCTTCAATGTGGATTTTACCAGTATGTATTATTTCACGACTACTAAAAAGATGGAGTGCCGGAGTGATGTTTAAACTGTTTTATCACAGGTACGGAAAAATTAATCTCTCAGAGTGTCAAACTAGAGAAGAAGCTTACCGCGAAGCTAATTACATTACCGACTATGAAGTTGGCTTTGTAGATTGTATAACAGATGAAAATAATGTGATTATATATGACGGATTGCAAAATGTAATCGGAGTAACTTCGAACCGAAAAGGCGAAGTTTATGAAGTGGAGGGCGCGAAACGATGCTTAAATTGACAGAAGAACAGTATAATGCATTCTGTACATTGTTAGGAATAGGAAACAATGATGAAGTATTAGAGGAATTGTATGCAAGTCATGGCAGTTGGGGACCGGATCAAAACTCACAATTCGCACTTTTAAATGATTTGGACAGAGGGAAGCTTGCTGAAGCAGTAATAAAGGGTAATTTCGAGAGGATTCCTACGCCGATAGAGAAAGTTGACAAGTTGATAGAGTCATACAGCAGGCGCGGCGAGCTTCTATCAGGAATTGCAAAAGACACCGTGCAGGATATAGTCACAGAGTTAAAAGATTTGAAGGAAGTCATTAAATTTTCGGAGAATGCAGGATGATTATTTATATAGTAGCTGCTCTCTTCATGTTTAATTCAATTGCACTTCTCTTATGGGTTTGCTTCACGGAAAGTCGAATGCAAAAATGGGAACAAGAAAAATAGAGGAAAGGAGGACGGGTGTGACAGAACAACTTTCATTCCTTCATCCTGTGGATTTAAAGGCAGTCCGTAAAATTGTAATCAAAGAACTCAAAGATTATCGAGCTTTGAAAGTACAGCTTGAGAATAAAAAGGAATCGGTTGATGCTGGCATTAGCCCGTTTCCTTCTATCAGAGATTCTTTCATATTAAATGAACTGAAGGTCAAACAGATGGAAAGGGCGTTAGAAAACAGCCTGGATGATGAAGAACGGATGATCATTGAGAAAAAATACTTAACAGCCAGCCAAACAAAAGACATTCATATCTATATGGAACTTGGCATGAAAAAGGACACCTATTATGAAATAAAACAGCGTGCCATTTTGCGCATTGCTACAGCACTCGGAATTATCTGAGTGCTTTTTTTATCGACAAATTTCCGATAAAACAGGGGACATTTTAGGGGACAAAAAGGGGGACTATTTATGTTTGAAATCTCGATAAACTTAACCTATCAACGAAATACGATAAATAAAACTTATCGAAATATACGGGAGAAGCGTCTTTCCCTTATCAAGACGAATTCGGATACGGAACAAAGGTGTTGAGGAATGAAGCCAAAACGAGAGGAACATTCTGAGCCTGGATAGCAGCTAGTCTGAGGCGTCCGTATCGGGAGAATAGTATTATCGTGTTTCATTGTGCGATCTTGCTATACTTGGCTTCCTCTCGGAGTATGTGTGGGATCAATTTTAATAAGCGATTAGCATAAGGAGGCATTAAACTTTTTTTCGACAAATTCTGCAAATCATTCCTTTCATTACTGCTTTCACCGATAATAAGGTGGGAGGCAAAGAATGAAATTTTTTATCAAAAAACATATCTATCCAATAATAGTTATTGCTTTGATTTTATGTATAGTAGGTACATTGGTAATTTTTAATAAGCAATTAACACCCTTTTCTAATATTTTTTCAGCAATGATTGGTGCGTTAATAGGTAGTATGGGTCCTTATTTTATCGGTGTACAAAATCAAAGGAACGAATTTAAAGATGCAAAGAGGAAAATGATATCTTTATTAATTTACACTTATAATACTTTTAATCCCAAGAGTATTAATAGCTATCTGTCAGGACCTGCTAAACAAGCTCATGGAAAAGTGATTTACGATAGCCGATGGACTGACTATATTTCTTTTCTTGATAAGTATTTAACCTTCGAAGAAATTCAACAAATCGTATATTGGTTTGAAAGGATAAGTGTATTAGAGAACAACGTTTTAAGTGATTTCCACTATTATTCTGAGTTGGAAAATTTAGAGGAAGTTAGTGATAAGATTAGAGACATAATTGAAAAGCTTGTGATGAACTAACACCTCATTTAGTGAGGTGTTTTTATATTCTCTGTAAACTGCTTCCGGTAAGTCTCAGGATAGACAATTGGCGGTTAACGGCTTGAGTGCGGCGGCAGTTTAGAAAGAATATGACAGGAGGGAACATCACGCATGAAACGATTAGGTGAGCTGGTAATCAACACTAATATTGAAATTGAAGGTGGTACGAAACATACTATGTCAACACGTGTGAGTGATCGGGATGTAGTGAGAACCAGTGCTGAAGAACTTGAGGAAGAAACTTGCAACGATTCAGTAACGAAAGAATCAATAAAGGATGAGGGTTATGCCCCTTAAGCCTCTAAGAATATGCGCCGCCCCTGGGTGCCCCAGCCTCACCCGTGGCCGGTACTGTGATGCACACCAGACACAGCAACAAGAAGAAACAAAACATTACAACAAACATTCAAGAAACAAAACAATAACAAGTTTTTATAAATCAACAGATTGGAAACGAACAAGACAACTTGCTTTGATAAGAGACAATTATCTTTGTCAGCATTGTTTGAAAGATCATTGCTTCACTCCGGCTGACATGGTGCATCATATTGTGGAAGTAAAGGAAGATTGGGCGAAAAGATTAGACTTGGACAACCTTGTAAGCCTGTGTAACGCCTGTCATAACAAGGTTCATGGCAGTAAGGGCAAGTGACCCTCCCCCCTATCCAAATCTCTGGAAAGGAAACGTTTGGAGAACGGCGCCCCCTCTTCTGCAAACAAACACCGCTTTTCAAAGTTCCGGAAAAACAAAATACCCTCCCGGCGAAATTGCCGAGAGGGCTTGGTACGACTGGTTTTGTTGTTAATTCCATCGTATCACGATTGGTGAAAAAAACAAGCAAAAAATGCAACTTTTTTGATGTGAAATGAGGTGAGAACATGCCGAGACCTGCAAAATCCGCGACGCTTCAATTGATACAGGGCAACCCAAATAAAAAGAATACGGAAGAGCTGGCCGCCAGGGCTGAGCACGAGAAGAAAATGAAAATGCGATCCGATAATATAAAACCGCCAACGTGGTTGGATAAGGTCGGGAAAAAAGAATTCAAACGGGTTGCTGCTCTATTAACAGAAGTTGAAATCATCACGGAAGCGGACATCAGCATGTTGGCTGCCTATTGTAATGCATATTCGCAGTATGTATCAATTTCTAAAATCATTGAAGAAGACGGGATCATGGTCCATACAGAAGGAAAAGACAAAGACGGCAATCCAATAAAGCTTGTTGGTGAAGAACATCCTTTGTTAAAGCGGCAAAAGAATTATTTTGATCAAATGAAATCAGCAGCGAATGACTTTGGCCTTACACCGTCTGCTCGTGCAAAACTTGCTATCACCCGTACGCAGGAAGAGCGGGAAAAGACGGCTGCGGAGAAGGAGTTTAAAAACGTATGAAGACAATAAAACAATTTCTCATTGATTACTCGCGCGAAGTGATATCGGGTGAGATTGTGGCGTGTGAAAAACACATTTGGGCCTGTGAGCGTTTTTTAAATGATGTGAGTCGGGAAGGAACAAGGGAGTTTCCTTATGTGTTTGATGATGAAAAAGCCCGCCGGTTCCTTTACTGGATGACTCAGTTTAAACATACGAAAGGGCCTTTGCAGGGTGAAAATATTGTACCTGAGCCTATTCAAATATTCATCTTTGGCAATGTGTACGGATGGGTGCATAAGGATACCGGCTATCGCCGATTTAAAAAAGTCTATTGGCAGGTCGGCCGTAAAAACACCAAAACGCAGAGCTTGGCTTGTGTCGGTTCCTATGAGGCAATGGCTAACGATGAATATATGTCCGAGGTTTACATTGGCGCCACAAAAACGGAACAAGCAAAAATCTGCTGGAATGAAATTAAGGCGCAGATTATGCAAGCTGACCTTTTGAACAAGCCGGAGAAAAAATATCGAATTGCATATGGAAAAATCGAGCATCCAAAAACTCAATCTAAAATCGAGGCGCTTTCCAAGGATGCTGGCAAAACAGGGGATGGTTTTAACCCGCAATGCGGCATTATCGACGAATACCACGCTCATAAAACTTCAGAGATTTATGATGTCCTGGCTTCCGGTATGGCTGCCCGTGCTCAGCCGTTAATGCTGATTATTACTACAGCCGGATTTGAATTGAATAATCCTGCTTATCGTGTTGAATATGATTACGTGTCTCGCATATTGGACCCGAATAAGGTGGAACAAAATGAACAGTATTTTGTGATGATCAATGAGCTTGATAAAGGTGATGACGTCAAAGACGAAAAGAACTGGATTAAAGCTAACCCGATTGTCGCTGCCAATGAGCATGGATTGAATTATTTGCGCGGAGAGTTGGAGGTCGCGCTTGCCGTCCCGGAGAAAATGCGGAATTTCATGACAAAGAACATGAATATCTGGGTTAACATGCGGGAGAACGGCTATATGGATATGCAAGCCTGGACAGATTGCGGTTCTGATAAAATCCCGAATTTGAAAAACCGAGAGTGCTATGTCGGCATTGACTTATCAAAAACAATTGATTTAACGGCAGCATCTTTTATCTTTCCATTAGATGACGGCAGTTTTGCTGTAGAAAGTCATGGATTTATGCCGGAGGATACATTCCATGAAAGAATGAAGACAGATAACGTCCCATATGACTTGTGGAAGAAAAGGGGATGGTTAACGACAACAGATGGTGCCGTTGTTGATTACGACTATATCAGGGCCTACATTAAGAAAATGGAGAAAGAAAACGGCTGGCGTATCAAGGAAATAGGCTATGATCCATATAACGCCACACAGTTTGCTCAGCAAATGGAAGCGGATGGATACACAATGGTTGAGATACGGCAGGGCGTAGCCACGTTGTCCGAACCAACAAAAGATTTTAGAGCTAAAGTGAAGGCGAAAAAAATCATTCATCCTAAAAATGATTTGTTAACATGGGCGATGGGTAATGCGGTAACAAAAGTAGACGCCCAGGAGAATATCATGCTTGATAAATCCAAATCAACTCAGCGTATTGATCCGGCAGCAGCTTTAATTAATGCGTATGTGCGCGCTTCTCAGATTAATAATGAAGTTGATTTAAATGCTTATATACAGTCAGCTTCTTTCTCTTTCTAAAGGTGGTGTAAGAGTGAAGAAAATATTGAAGGGCTTTCTACTCTTTTTGAATGATTTTCTATTTATCATTGGAGCTGCTTTTGTTCTGACTGCTGCATATCGTTTGAACGCAAACATCGGTCTTATTCTGACGGGTGTCTTTTTTATGTTTTATGCTGCGCTTTTAAGCAAGAAAAGGGGGTGATTAATTGTTTTTAGAAGGATTGTTTTCAAAAAGATCAAACGAATCTGACCCCTGGAACCTTGCTGATCCACCAGAGTGGATAGTTGATATGTTTGGCGGTTCCAAAACGGCAAGTGGTGAGCGTGTAAGTGAAGCTACTGCACTGGTTCATCCTGATGTGTTTTCCTGTGTGAATGTCTTATCCGATGATATTGCTAAACTTTCGATTCATACATTCCAGAAGGTTAATGGAAATATCGAAAGCGGGATGCAGCATCCAATTGCTTCATTACTTTATCTTAAACCGAATCAATACATGACAGCTTTCACTTGGAAAAAGCTCATGATGACCCATGTTTGTACCTGGGGCAATGGATATTCGTATTTAAAGCCTGATAAAAATGGTTTTATTACTGATTTGCTACCGTTAAATCCGGCCCATACTCAACCCTATGTGGACCCGAATACAGGATTTTTGTGGTATGAAACCATCATTAATTCAAAAAGAGTGGAATTATATGCTGACGAGGTCTTGCATTTTAAAGGTATGACTGAGGACGGGATTAACGGTAAAAGTCCAATAGGCGTTATAAGAGAGCAAGTCGGAGCTCAATCAGCTGCTACAAAATTTAACGCGAAGCTGTATAAGAATGATGCCACTCCCAGGGGTATTCTGAAAGTGCCTACTTTGTTAGAGGAAGGCGCAAAGGACCGAGCAAGGAGAGAATGGGACAGGGTAAATGCAGGGAGAAATATTGCCATTATTGATGCCGGGCTTGATTATCAATCAATTTCGATGCCATTGCAAGAGGCACAATTTGTAGAATCAATGAAATTTAATAAGGCTCAGATTGCTTCCATTTTTAAAGTCCCTTTGCATAAGGTCAATGAGCTCGATCGGGCGACGTTTAGTAATATCGAACACCAATCTATTGAATATGTAAAAAATACACTTCAGCCGTGGTTAGTATCGTTTGAACAAGAGCTCATTACTAAGCTGTTTACCGATGACGATATTAAAAAGGGGTACTATACCAAATTTAATGTTAATAGCGAATTACGCGGTGATGCAAAATCAAGGGCCGAGTATTACGAAATTATGGAACGCATCAGCGGTTTGAATATTAATGAAATCCGAGCATTAGAAGAGAGAAATGCCATAGAAAATGGTGACCGTCATCTTGTTTCTCTAAATTACACGTTCTTAGATACGCTTGAGCAATATCAAATGAGTAAAGCAAAATCAGTTAAAGGGGGTGAAAACAAAAGTGAACAAGGAAGTACGTCATCTGACAACGAAAATTGAGTTGCGATCTGCCGGTGAAGGCGAGGAGAAAAAACATTTTATTGAGGGATACGCTTTGAAATTCGAAAAATGGTCCGAGCCGTTGGGAGGATGGTTTAAAGAAATCATCAGCCGGAACGCCCTGGATTCTACAGACCTTTCTAACGTAGTCGCTCTTTTTAATCACCGTCAGGATTATCCCTTAGCGAGAAATACCGTTTCTGAGGACGTAGGGAGGCTGGAACTAGAAATAGATGCAATAGGTCTCAAATTCCGTTTTATCCCTACAGACACGTCGTATGCGAAGGATTTAATGGTGAATGTTAGAAGCGGAGTCGTTAATCAGTGTTCTTTTGCTTTTTCTTTGGATCACAGAAATGGAGAGCCGGATGAGTGGCAGCATAATGATGAAGAAGGAGTTTATGAACGGCGAATCAATGCTATAGATAGAATCTTTGATATATCGCTGGTCACAACACCTGCATATAGCGATACGGAGGCCGTTGTTAGTGAACGAAGCCTGGCTAAAGTGGAGCAGTTAAAAGAAATGCGTGCTGCCCCAATTGAAAAATTAAAAATGGAGCTTGAACTTTTAGACCTGACAATTTAGGTCTATTTTTTATGTCCAAATTCAAGGAGGAAATACGAATGACAGTTGCTATGACGAAAAAAGAACGTGAATTGAGACAAAAATTCACACAGAAAAAACAAGAGGCATCCAATCTTTTAAATGAAGGGAAGTCCGAAGAAGCCCGCAGCATGCTTGATGAAGCCAAGGCGTTGCAAAAACAAATCGAACTAATGTCAGAAGAGCGTGGCTTGGAGCTGCCGGCATTAGGTGAAGAACGAAACTTTGTACCAGAATTCGAACGAAAGCCCGTTGAAGAACCCGAACAACGCGATATCTTAACAGCTACAAAAGAGTACCGGGATGCTTGGTTTAAAGTGCTGACTGGACGCAGCCATGACCTTGGCGAAGAAGAAAGAAGCATGATGCAGCGTGTCCTAAAAGAAAATCGTTCGTTGTCTTCTGGAAGTGATAAAGACGGGGGGTACACAGTACCAGACGATATTTCAAAAGAGATTTTGAAATCAATCCAGGAGTTAAACTCTGTTCGTAACCTGGTTCGTGTTGTACCAAAAACTGCTCCGTCAGGGAGTTACACTGTCAGAAAAGGTGTAGCTGGAAAACTCTATAACACGGCCGAGAAAGAACAAATCAAAGAACTGAAAAACATGGAATTCGAACAAATCTGGTACAACGTCAAAAAGTTCGCCGGATTTATGCCTGTTTCTAGCGAGCTATTAAATGATTCATTTGTAAACTTTGTTCGTGAGATCGTGGACTGGCTCTCTGAATCTGCTGTAGTGACAGAAAATGATGAAGTCTTTTATGGAAAAGGCGGCGAAACAAATGTTGAGGGGATTATCACTAGTGAAAAATATAAAACCCTTAAAGCGCCTTCTGTAATTACGATTAAATTTCTACGTAAGGTTAAAAACCAGATTAAACGCGGATATCGTAAAAATGCAAAGTGGGTTATGAATACTGAAGCGTTTGAAACCCTAGCAAACATTGAAGATAAAAACGGCAGAGGAATCTTAGCTCAAGATCCTAGAGACGAAGACAGCTTCCTTTTGTTCGGACGACCGGTTGAGGTTTATGACGAAATTGTAACTGACGACAAGACACAAAAGACTCATATTCTTTTCGGTGATTTTGAACGTGCTTATTTCATGTTTGACCGTGAAAAATTTGAAATTAAATCAACTGACGTGGGCGGAGACGCATTCCTCACTGACCAAACATATTTCCGAGGTATTGAGCGTTTCGACGGGAAAGTTGTTGATCCAGAAGCTGCCGTCATCGTTACTGACCTTGTTGTTGGAGAAGAGGCACAAGTGGAAACTCCATCGACTGAATCTGCGGACCTAGGTAAATAAAAAAACGAAAGGATTGATTTAACATGGCAGATTTTCTAAATGAAAGTAATGGAGCAAAAACATCAGCAAGAGACAATGGATCAGGGGAACCTATTACAGATGTCTCTATCGCGGACAACAGCGAGCAAAATCCTCTCTATGTTAAAGGCCTTCAAGGTGATCCCGGCCCTCAAGGTCCTAAGGGGGATACCGGTCCGCAGGGACCAAAGGGAGATAAAGGAGACACTGGTCCTCAAGGTCCAAAAGGAGATGCTGGCCCACAAGGTGAGCCTGGTCCCCAAGGTCCAAAGGGTGACAAGGGTGATCCAGCTGTTATCGGCGAAAAATCTATTGTACATGAAATGCTGGGAGAAAAATCAGTCCGCAGCATTAACATTGGAACGGGCAGCGTTATGATGGACCACTTAAATAGTGAAGTGAAAAACGTATTAGATGGGCTTCAAAAACAAATTGATGAGCTGAAACCTTCAACTTCTGCCGAATGAAAGACAGGTGATGTCGAATGACAGAAGAAGAAAAAGTTGAATTAGAGAAGGCAAAAAAGTTCCTCCGGGTTGATGGTGATCTGGAGGATGATTTGATTTTAGACTTTATTGCATCGGCAAAAGAATACATCACTTCTGCTACGGGGCTTACATTCCCGAATAAATCAGCCAGGGCAGCAATGTGTGTGAAAGCCTTCGTTACTCATTGGTATGAAAACAGAGAAATTGCTGGCACAACTTCGAACCTGGATGGCGTACTGACTAGTATGATCAATCAACTGAAATATACATTGCCGGAGGCTCAGTCTGATGCTGAATGATATGAGATACCGGATTCAATTTCAGAAAAAGAAGCCTACTGGCCGCCTGCCTGTGGATGGAAAGGACAGCTGGCAAACGGTAATTGAATGCTGGGCTAAAGCTGAAGGTTTAAAAGGCCGAGAATATTATGCTGCGGCTGCGATCCAGAAGGAAAAGACAGTGGAATTTACAATTCGACATCGCGAAGACATAGACGAACATATGCGAATCATCTTTCGTGAAAAAGCTTATGAAATCGAGACGATCTTGCCTAACTATTCTCGCCGGCATTTCATTACAATTAAAGCAAATGTGGTGAGCTGATGAATTTTGAGCTGGAATTGAAGGGTTTTAAAGAACTAGAATCTACATTCGCAGACTTAGCCCGTAAGGACGAAAAAATCCATAAAGCAACTGTAAAAGCAGGCGGTGCTGTATTGGCGGAAGTAATCAATGATAATGCTCCGCGGTCAGCTATTGGGGGAGGCACCCTCACATAGACGAGGACATTATTGTTGGAAACAGGATAAAGCGAGATGAAGACGGAGAAATATATGCGGTTGTCGGCCCAACAAAGGACACTAAATTCCGTGTTCACTTGCCGGAGTTTGGGACCATTCATCAGGCAGCAAATCCTTTTATTCGAAACAGTATGATTCAGGCGAATGATAAGATGCTTGATGCTATGGAAAAGGTCATAAAGTCGGGGTATAAGCTATGAGTCTTTTAAACCTCATCGAAAGATCAATGCAATTAAAGGACAAGGTATTTGAAGCGCTGGAAACTAATCCGGCGCTTTTATCGTTGGTAGAGCCTGCAAATATTTATGAGCTGGCTGTGCCAGAAGGAGTAGAAAGTAATCCGCCTTATATTGTGGTTCAGGAGATAGACTACAGAACAACTAAATGGGCTGATGGGAAGCCGATACAAGACAGTGCTGTTTATCAGATTGATGTGTATCACAATAGTTCATGTGATCCTATTTTTGTCCCTATTGTGGACGTAATGGGCAGGATGGACTTTCAGACAACGTTCCCCATCAATGAATTTTTACAAAAAGAACGTCTTATCCGAAAAGGATATCGGTTCGAAGCGAACATTTTACTATAATTGGAGGTTTTAAGATGCCTGAATACAGTTCAGTGACAGGTTTGAAGAATGTGAAATTTGCGCCTTTAAAAAAGGTGGGTAAATTTTTTGTTACCACGGAAATTCTTGACTATGAATTTGCAATCAATATGAAAGTTGAAACAGAAACATCCACAGAAAAACAATATGCGGATGACAAACTTGTCGATCTTGCAGTTTCAACTGGTTCAACTAAATTAGACATTGAAATGCGGGATCTGCCAATGGAGATTCTCTCTAAATTACTTGGAATTGAACAAGATGAAAACGGATTGTACTTGTTTAAGAAAAATATCATTCCTCCTTGGGTTGCGATGACGTTTCAAGGACCTAAAGCAAACGGCAAGTCTCGTCATGTGGGCTTGGTAAAAGGGAGATTCTCTTTGCCGGGGGATGAATGGAAAACAAAACAAGATAAAACGGATTTCCAAACGATCAAACTTTCAGCCGAATTCGTAGATAGAGAGCAGGACGATGTGTTCAAAATCGTTGCGGATGAAGATGGAGAAAAATTCGATATAGATCACTTTTATAAGGCAGTTTTTGGGGACGCCTATCAAAATAAACAAGACACAGAAGAAAATGTAAGTGCTGATCTTGGGAAATAAAAGGGGGAAGCTGAAAAGCTTCTCTTTATTTAGTTAAAATCTATTTAACCAAAAGGAGGAGTCATTATGGCTCAGAAACATATTTCTATCAAATTGTGGTTTGAAGACGAAAAAAAGTTTAAAACTTTTATTGCACCGCGAACAAATACAAAGACACTTCTTGAAGCGCTGAGATTAAATGCTGAAGCGGAAAAAACATCAGATAATCTTGAAAAGAGCATCAAAACATTAGAGAAACAAATCCAGTTTATTGTGAAAATATTCCGTGACCAGTTCACTTATGACGAGTTCACCGAAGGGCTACAATCATTTGAAGTGACAAAAGAAGTCAGCCGAATTCTTTCAGAGGTAGCTGGATACAAAGAAATTGAGGAAGTGGATCAAGATTTTTTGCAGGAGAAGACGGAGAAGAATACACCTACGAACGAGGAATCCAGCAAATAAATGAAATTTATTCAACACTGCTTGAACAAGGGTGGAAAATGACTGAAATAGATAACATGGACATTTACCATTACTTAGAGGTTTTGGCTGAAAAGAATAAGCCGAAAATTAAGACGGTAACAATTGATCAAATCTTTTAGACAGGTGCTCACCTGTCTTTTTTTGTTGAGTTTATGCCAGGAAAGCGGGGTGTTTACATATGGCTCAACCAATAGGAAATATGGTTGTTAAAGTAGGTCTTGATGATACAGGATTTAATCGAGGTATTGAAGGCCTAAAAAGGCAAATGCGCCTGGCAAACTCAGAAATGAAGGCGGCCGGCAGTATTTATAAAAATACCGGTAACCAAACGAAACTCCTTCAGTCGCAAATGGAAGGGCTAAATAATAAATATAAGATTCAAGGCCGTTTAGTTCAAGAACACCGTCAGAGATATGATGAATTGGCCCGTCAAAAAGGAAAGGACAACCGCGAGACACAAATCCAAGCTCGGCGCTTAAATGATGCAATAGCTGTTCATCAGAATTTAGGAAGAGAACTGCAGCAAGTCAGCAAAGAATATGATACCTTGTCAGGAAACACTAGCCGAGCTGCAAGTGTTTTCTCTGTCTTTAAAAAGGATTCACAAGAAGTATCAAAAGAATTAAAGGCTGTCTATAATTCAGCCACTGAAACAGGGAAGGCGCTGACAGCTATCGGGGCGGTTGGAGCCCTTGGCATAGGGGCAACTGTTAAGGCTGCAGCCAGCTTTGAAAAGGAAATGAGCCGGGTTGCAGCGTTAGCAAATGCAACAGATGACCAAATGGCCGCGCTTACTGAAACTGCCCGCCATCTTGGGGCCGTAACACAATACACAGATGGTCAAGTAGCCGAAGGTATGCAGTATTTAGCCATGGCCGGCTATAAGACCAATCAAATCATCGGCGCAATGCCTGGGTTATTGGCAACTGCTGCAGCTGGACAAACCGATTTAGGTGTTACAGCTGATATTGTTTCAGACATACTAACTGAGTTCCATATCAAAGCGGAAGACACAAACCGAGTTGCTGACGTGATGGCTTATACGTTTACCAACTCGAACGCTCGGCTTGAAGAAATTGGGCAAACGATGAAATATGCGGCTCCGGCAGCAAAAACCGCGGGTGTGAGCATGGAAGAATTGGCCGCGGCAACCGGGATCATGGCGAACAGCGGGATTAAAGCTGATATGGCCGGAACAGCTTTGAGATCAACATTAACTCGTTTAGCTGCGCCTCCAAAGCCAGCAGCATCGGCAATCGAAGAGCTGGGGCTTAAAGTAACGGATTCAACTGGGAAAATGCGTCCGTTAGCGGACATCATAGGGCAAATCAACGAGAAAACCAAAGACTATACGGAGACAGAACAAATCAGGATTGCCAAACAGCTTGCCGGACAGCATGCTCTATCAGGATTTATTACCTTAATGCACGCTGGAAAGGATAAACTCCAAGACTTCACAAAAGAGTTGGAAAACAGCGGCGGCACAGCTGAGAAAATCGCTGATAAGCAAATGGATAACTTAGCCGGTTCATTTGAATACCTAAAGTCGGCCACAAATAATGCTGTAATTACACTCGGAAATCAATTTATCCCGGTGATACGTGCTACAACAGACGTTATTACAAGTGCTGTCACATGGTTTGATTCCTTGCCTTCTTCAGTGGCGAGCACAATTGCCATTACAGGTGCAGCGGTCACTGTATTCTCGCTCTTGGGCGGTGCGTTCCTGCTCACATTAGGTTCTATTCCTAAAATGGCTGCAGGGTGGAATATGCTTCGCACAGCTGGTGCGTATTTAACTGGAAATGTGAACCGTGCTTCTACGAGTTTAACCGTTTATTCTGCTGAGGCGATTGCGGCCGGCACAGCTTCAAGAACAGCGGCAGCGGGGATGACTGTCACTTCAACAGCAGCGGCAGCAGCATCCACAAGGATGGATCGATTCCATCAAACCTCTGCACTTGCCACAACCAGGGTAGGCCGGCTTGAACAAACGACAACCAGAAGCGCAAGAGCGATGAGTGGTCTTAGCGGCGCTTCACGTGTGGCTGGTCTTGGCCTGAGCTTGTTTGGCGGACCAGTTGGAACGATCGCCGGATTAATCCTTTCTTTTGCTCCTGAACTGCTCAAGTTCGGTTCAGGGATCATCAAAGCTGGAGTGAATGCAGTAAAAGGCGCTGGCGGTTTTATGCAGCTTGCGAAAAGTGGGTTTGGTCTATTTAACATTCTAAAAAAAGGTGCCGGGATTGTTGGTCTTTTGCGCGGTGGACTTAGTTTACTTGGGGGACCGATCGGAATAGCTGTTACTGGTGTCACCCTTCTAGCTGATGCGGGATTTAAGTATTATGATAACTTGAAAAAAAGGGTGCTGCCGGCGACTATCGACTTTGGCGATAAGGTGTCTGAATCTACTTCAAAAGCGATTAATGCTTATGAAGATATGAACACCAAAGTCGGTGCCAAGCTGAATTATTACTATTTAACCAACAAAAAGATTACGAAAAAAATCGCTGATAACATGTCCAGTGAGTATGAAAAGATGGGCCAAACCATCCTTGATGGCTATCAAAAGAGCACTGATAAATCTTTGAAAGTGTTAAGTGATTTTTATGCTTCTAATAAAGAAATGTCAGAGAAAGAGAAGACAGAAACATTACAGAATATCAAAGACAACAATAAGGACAAGCATAAAGAAATATCCGGGTATACCAAGCGCATCAAAAAGATTTGGGAAAATGCTGCTAAAGATCACCGAGATATTACAGATGGCGAACGTAAGGAAATAGAACAGATTATAAAGAAAATGAATAGCCATGTTGAATCTGCTCTTACTAAAAGTAAAGAGGAGCAGACAATTATCGCTGGAAAACTAAAAGACAACAAAACTCAACTTTCTGCAAAAGAAGCAGCGGCCACAGTTAAAAACAGCAAAAAAGCAAAAGACAATGTGGTCAAGAATGCTGAAAAGCAATATAAAGAAGTGGTGAAAAACGCTGATCTAGAGTATTACGTCAAGGGTTCTATCACTAAAAAACAGCATGATGATACAGTTAGCTCTGCGAAGAGCCAAAAAGATCAGGTTGTGAAACAGGCTGAAAAAACTCATAAAGGCGTGGTCAGTGAAGCGAAACTGCAGGCTGCTGGGCATTTAGAAGAAGTAGATTGGGAGACAGGGGAAGTGCTAGGGAAATGGGATACTTTTCTCGTTGATCTAGCAGGAGTTGTTAATAAAATTACCGGCGGGATCAACACTGTTCTTGAGTTCATGCACATTCCTACCATTCCTGAATGGAAGCCTAAAGGATACAGCGGAAACTCTGAAATGCAAGTAGCGCCAGGCAGGGCCTATGCAAAAGGGACAGACTTTCACCCAGGCGGAAGGGCGTTAGTCGGTGAAGAAGGATTTGAGCTTGCTCATACACCAGGCATCGGAACGTATGTGGTTGGAATGGGCGGCCCGCAGGTTTGGGATTTACCGCGTGGTACATCGGTTCTCCCACATAGTCAGTCAAAAGAAGTTATGGCAACCGGTCTTCCTGGTTATGCAGGCGGTGTCGGCAGCTTCTTCAAAGACGCCCTTAATGGCTCCAAGAAGCTTGTGAAAGGAGCCATTTCAGCAGGGAAAGGCGTTGTCAATAAAGCGAAAGATGTTGCCTCGGGTGCTATGGAAATGATCCTGAACGGTCCTGAAAAAATGATTAAGAATTTGTTTAAAGGCTTTATCCCTTTTAAGTCAGGCAAAGGTGTGGACTCACTAGGAACTGGTATCCTCCAAACATTAAAAAATGGAGCTGGTCAGTTTTTAAAAAGCATTCTTCCGGATGCCGGGCTTTTCACAGCAGATGCATATAAGGGAGCGACAGGTTCTGCCCAGGTTCAAAAATGGGTAGCGGAAGCTGTTGGCATTGCTGGTGTACCATTCTCATGGGTTCCTGGCCTGATCACCATTGCAATGAAAGAGTCTGGCGGAAATCCCAATGCAATAAACCTTACTGACTCAAATGCAAGAGCCGGTCATCCTTCTCGTGGGCTGATGCAGACTATCCCGAGTACATTTTCATCTAATGCGTTTCCTGGACACAATAACATTCTTAATCCAGTTGATAATATACTGGCTGCAATCAATTACATTAAAGGTCGCTATGGGGATATATCTAATCACCCTGGATTGAAGTCAATGGCTCGCGGCGGGCCGTATGTGGGATATGCAAAAGGAGGGACTTCTCCGGGGCGCGGTGGCTCTAAATGGGCAATTCTAAACGAACGGGGCTTTGATGAAACTACAATCACAACAGACCCGACGTATCGAGAACGCAACATCGGTTTATGGGCACGTGTAGGACGTGAGCTCGGTGTTCTTCCGTCACTTCAACAAGGGATGATTTCAAAGGCCCTTGTACTGCTTCAAAAAGCTTCAATGGCTAAAGTCGAGGCAGAGCCGCAAACCAATGTGAATGTTGACATGAGCCGCGTGGTTGAGAATCAAGAGAAGCAAATCAGCATGATGAGTCAGCAAATAGATGCTCTCCAGCAAAACATTCAGCTTTTGCAGCAGCTTGTTTTGAAAGACAATCACACGTATATAGACGGGACTAGACTGGATCAAACCAGTGCGGACCGATATAACAAAAAACGTTATAGAAACGGGGGTAAGCCTGCATGGTAAAACTGTTTATTGATTTCAATAACGGATTAGGGGAGCAAAGCCTTGACAGCTTACTCCCTCAATTTGAAGTATTAAGCTTTTTGCCGGAAGCTCCGAATATTAATCGGGAAACAATTACGATCCCTCGGCGGCACGGTTTGATTTTACCGCAGCATCCACGCGATGTAACTTACGGGGAAAGAAAAATAAATGTTGAGTTTTATTTGAATGCGCTCAAGCATGAAAATTTTTATATGTACCGGCATCAGCTATATGCCCTATTGGTTAAGCCGTTTCCTTATTACATTTCTTCTGATCTTTGGCCGAATCGTCGTTTCCTTGTCACTTGTGACGGGAATTTCAGCATCCAAAAAGAGAAGGAGAAAACCTATAACGATTTCTCTGTTGAGTTCACTAATATTACAGGGATGGCGGAATCAACTTTTACAACAAAAGATAAGCAGTATTTCACTAGAGCAAAGCGGACTTTTGGTATGAACATCCCGCCTAATGATCAATTGAACTATTCTTTTAAGAATCAGAAACGTTTCTCTGTGTTTAATCCCGGCGATGTGCAGATAAATCCACTGGATCATGATTACAATGTCCTGTTAAATGCTGCAGGTAAAAATGTAACATTGATCAATCATACTAATGACGAAAAGCTTACGATTGAACAGGAACTAAAGAAAAGTCAGCAGGTTTCTTTTCTCAAACAATATACAATCATTAATAACACGCCGATTAAAACATCTGGCCGGCTGCCGAGTCTTGAAATAGGATGGAATGAGTTTGAAGTTCAGAACACAAGTGACTTCACCATCCAATTCGATACTCGGCTTTATTATTTGTAAGAGGTGGTGGTTTTTTGGCTAAAGAAGATTTCATTAAACAAATAGCCGCCGACGCTCAAAGAGTTTATAAAAACCATCAAATTCTTGCTTCGTTGATCATTGCCCAGGGCTGTCTTGAGAGTGCATGGGGAACAAGTGAACTTGCAACAAAAGGACACAACCTATTCGGCATGAAAGGCGAGTATAAGGGACAATATGTCACAATGATGACATGGGAAGTCATTAACGGTGAAAATGTTCAGGTTCCGGCAAAGTTTCGAAAATATCCCTCTTGGAAAGAGTCTATTGACGACTTAGCTAACCTGTATCTCAATGGTGTAAGCTGGGATAAAAATCATTACAGGGCGGTTGTCGGAGAGACAGATTATCAAAAAGCTACAGCTGCGCTCGTAAAAGCTGGATATGCAACTGATCCAAATTATGCAACAAAGCTCAATAGCATTATTTTCACGTATAAATTAACCAAATACGATACAACTGAGGGATTGCCTGACAATCCGGATGAACCTAGTAATCCTGATCCGATCGTAGACCTGCCGAGCAAAGAGTATGACGGAAAAGATATTACGCTAAATCAGAGTCTCCCTAAAGATGTATATTTACCAAAGTTGCATGTGGCGAGTCAGGACGATTCACAAGCTATTGAAGTCATCGGCGCTGACCCGGACTTATTAGACGATACGACAGGGAAAAAGGACATTGAATTCACAATCACACGGACAGCTGATAATGGTACAGAATATGATTTGCTTGTGAATGACAACATTCTTTATCTTGATGAAAAAAAATTCAATCATCAAAAGTATTTCATCACGGATATTGCAATTAACCAGGAAGGAACACTTTCGAAAAAAGTAACGGCAAGCCACGTCTACGTTGTGACACTAAACAATCACTATGTGGAAGATACGATCAGTGGGACGTTTACCGTCAGGAAGATGCTTGATTTTGTTTTTAAAGGCACAAAATTAAGGTACATCTTTATGGACAAAGAAAGTGAGTTCTCTAGCGTTGAACAAGAGAATTTCGGTGACAGATTCGGAAATGATCTGATGGATGAAATTGTGGAAGACTATGGCTTAGAATTAGATGTCGATAATTATAAAGTCTACGTGTATAAGAAAATGGGCAAACGAATAAATCATACACTTGATACTCGATATAATATGCCTGGTATCACAATCAAAACCTCTACTCAAGGGTGCTCCACAAGGGCGAGGGGATTTGGTGCCATTAAAGAAAACAGCAGCACAGACAGCAAAAAAACGGAATATGTTTTTGAGCCAGTTTTGTACAAGCATCCTGATGAAGATAAATTCCTAATTGATGGCATGCCGAGATGGGCAGAACCATTGAGGGATGAAAAATATAAAAAAGCATCCAGTATGTTGTCGGCTTTGAAAAAGTATGTAAACCCATATCCACAGACAGAAATAGAAGTGGATTATGAATACATCTACGAGCCGAAGCTTTTAAAGATACAAGAGGATTTCTGGAAGGGTGACACACTGCATATTTTGGCTGACACATCATATGGCGTAACGTACGAAGATGATGTCCGTCTTTTGGCCATTCAATACAAACCATTAAATCCTTACGCAAAACCGACACTGACTTTTGCTAATTTCCGAAAAGATATTCAAGACATACGGATGGAGCAAGAGAAGAGATTGAAAGATCAAAAGCGATATATGCAAAAACTAAGAATGATGATATGAGCACTCTTACCAGGGTGCTTTTTGTGTTGTTCTTGAAAGGAGAGTGATCTCATGGTGATCAGATTAATAAAAGATTATGATTCTACAAAAGATTCACTATATCTTGCGCAGCAGCGTGATGACTTGGAAAGCATTGAAAATGAATTAAATGGACTATCCAATTCCATTGCCAATCATAAATCGGCTGTGACTGCTCATACGTCTTCCCAGGTGGCCCATGGCAGTGGGCTGACAGTTTACGAGGAAATTGAAATAGCGAAAGCGCGGCTCCGCAACATTGTGTTAGAAGCAGATGGGACCAATATAAAAGAAACCATAGATGCTCGTGTAGATAAAAGAGGGAAAGTCTATCCATCTTTACGTGATCACCTTGTCGCAAACGAAACTGATCTCGAAAACTTGGATTCAATGATTCAGAAGGAAATGTCTTTTGACTTTACAACCGTTCCGCCGGTTTATCATACAAACTTGAATTTAGCAGATAAGACGGTGCTTCAGTGTTTTGTCATTGATGAATTGACTGGCGATATCTACGCCACACAGGTTGCCAGCGGAAACCAAGATAAAAGTGAAAGTTTCACCATTACCCGGATGAATCAAAACGGGGTGATGCTAGACAGCATGACACTCATTCATGGCGGACACGGTACCACAATTGGACTGGAACGGGAAAACGGGAAAATGTATATCTGGTCAAACTATAATGTTGTCGATTCAAACGGAAACACTGTCGGAAATGATCTTGTGCGTTTCCCTTATACAGCGGGCGCCACATTGAACGGTGGCAGCGGAGGCATTAAACGTTATAACAAATTCAACGATTATTATACGATTCCTGTCATTGATAGAGAAAATGGCTTTATTGCGTTCCGAATCAGATTAGAAGACGATAATAGTCTGGTAGAGCTCAGGAAATTAAATGATGTAAAAAACGGCGTAAATAAAGTGCTTGGGAAGGTAATCATTCCAAATGACTTGTTTTATCTCCAAGGTTTCACAATAGATGGCTACGATTTGTACTGGTACACCGGGGACACCAATAACAAAACGTATCCATGTGAAATCACGCAATTTAGCTTTAAGGATGGAAGCTTGAAAAAGCGTATCTCCTGTAATTTTGGCTATGGGCCAGATGGCAAATACGAAGATGGTTTCCGAGAGCCTGAGTCAATCTTTTTATACAAGGACCCGAAGACAGGGAAGAAATCGCTATTCGCAGGTGTGGCTACGGGAGCCGTCGGAAAAAGACTTGCCAAGGTTTACGCCTACCATTCTAAAGAGAATGCAGCCAAATTCGGTATTGACTTAGCCCAGGGGTATCAAGGGTATAAACTCACCCAAAACAATGGCTATTCAAAGCGGCTTCCGGACGGCTTAAAGTCCTTAAAAGAATTCAGGCAACCCGGTTTTTACTATATGCTGACTACAGAAACAAAGACTCTTTCGGATCATCCGGACAGCGGTAACGCCGGCTGGTGGTTAAACATTGCGCCAGCAGATCGCGCCGGCTCAGTCATTCAAACGTTAACCAGAAACGCAACAGCGCGGCCAATTAAAATTTTAACGAGAGTTGTTACAAATACAGGTAATGTAGGCGATTGGTCAGAGATTTCAGCGAGTGGAAAGCTGCCCTGGGCAGACTTGCCTTTAAAGAATGGTGCAAAGAATCCTGACAGCAACTATCGTCTACAATTTGCAGTACAGGGAGGATTTCTTTTTGTAAGGGGCCGAGTTACCATTCCGGAGAAAGACGGCGTTGATTTTGCGACATTGCCTGCCAGCGCCCGGCCTAAAAAGAATACCTATAAAAGCTGCCCTGTAGCCGGTACAACAGGAGATAGAAAGATTGTTTTTCGATCAAATGGAAATATCTCTGCACTCGGGCTGTTTGCAAAAAGCGCATCGAATGCAACATACACCTATATTGATGAAATCATCAAGCTGGATTAAAAAGGGGTGTCTCATATGGAATATAACCAAATGTGGGCTTATCAATATGATGAAAACTATATTTATGATTGCCCGGTTGAAATTCAATACATCGAAGATGATGACGGAAACGTAAAGCGTGTTGTTCCGGAAAATGCAACCGAGATCAGTCCGGGTGACTTGGTGCAGGCCAAATGGACGGGAACAGAGTGGATAGAAAGCGCATCGGCTGAATACATCGAGGCTCTTGAGACAGCTGATTCAGATGAAGAAAGCGACGGGGCAAAGGCGCTGAAAGCTGTTGCGGATATACTTGAAACAATGGTAAGGGGTGATGCGGGATGAGCAGCCCTTTTTATAATGCCATCAAGACGTGTTATCTATCAGGATATTGGGACGGCAAGGAGGAGCTTCTTTCTATGGCTGTCGATCAAGGTAAGATAACAGAAGAGGAAATGAATGAGATCAAAAGGCTCCGACAGGCTGACAAAGGATCTCCTTCTATAGAAGAGTAAAGGAGGGACACTATGCCGTATAAAGATGAATCGCTTAGCTTTACGATCAATGGCCGGCGCAAAAGTCCGGTACAAACAAATATCCAATATACAACTCAAGACAAAGGGACAGCAAAACTGTCTTTCCAGCTTATGAAAGACGGGGTTCCCCTTCCGTTATCCGCGGCAGTGGTGAAGCTCGTCCTTTTAATGTCTGACGGCAGCCGATTTGTTCGAAATATTGAAATCACTGATAAATTGAACGGCCGGCTGACGTATGTTCTATCTGATGAAGAAATCAGACACGTTGGGACCGTTCAAGCTGAGCTTGATGTCTCATACACAAATCAGCAAGCAATGTCGATTCATCAGTTTTCTTTTGAGATTAAGAAAGCACTGATTGACACTGCTATCCTGCCGAGTGTGGAGTACTATATAGATGATTTTGAGTCCTTAAAAAATAAGATCAACGAGCTTTATAACGAAACCATCCAGACGGTTGAAGAGCTGCGGAAAAAATTTGAGGACTTAGAGAACATTGAAACCAAAGACGGGGCACAGAAAAAGGCTGATGCTGTTCAGGTTAATTTAGATACCCATATAAATAACAAGTCCAACCCTCATGGTGTAACAAAAACTCAGGTAGGCTTGGGGAACGTGGACAACGTGCAGCAAGCAACAAAAGCAGAATTCAACACACACAACAACGATTCTACACGCCATATTACGTCCACTGAGCGCTCAAACTGGAATGCGAAGGAGACGACGACGGGAGCACAAAACAAGGCAGATACAGCTGAAAAAAACGCAAAAACGTATACCGATCAACACATTAATAATAAAAGCAATCCTCATGAGGTGACAAAAGGTCAAGTTGGGCTGGGGAATGTTACCAATGATAAGCAGGCAACCAAAACAGAATTTGATACGCATGTAAAAGATGCGACTGTCCATATATCTGCAGCAGAACGTACAAAATGGAACGGTGCTCAGCTTTTCAAAATCACAAATGATGTTGGAGGGGTCTTGGTTTCAATCGCTGATACAGACGATTTTCTGGACAGAATTGTGAAAGCGGGCAAGACGTTCGGGACATTTTATTCAACAGGAAAGCCGACAAATGCACCTTCCACATTATCGACAAGAGGTTTTTTCCACTTCACATCCCTTGATAGTAATGGTAACGGCACTTTCGGCTATGTCGTGGCTATGGATTATAAGAATAATATGTATTCAAACTATGTTGACGGCAATTTAGGCTGGTCAGGTTGGAAGCGACTTCTCACTGAAAATGATACCGACAGTGCACCGTGGTTAAATGCGACCTACAAAAACGGTGCAAAGACAGGAGAAAGGCAACTTCAATATAAAAAACAGGCTGGTGCCCTTCATCTTACTGGTCACATTGTAACTGATCGTGAAGTGGTTTGCGCATCTATTCCAAGTAGTTTTGCACCGTCAAAGGGCGCAGTGAAAATGGTGGGAGTTAGCGGGACAACAGGAATGGCTAAACTGATTGTTTTCTCATCAGGAGACATTAAGCTCACAGGACTTATATCAAATGAAACAAACAGCGTGACTGGATACTACATTGATGAAGTTATCCCATTAAACTAAAGGAGGGAGTATATTGATTCAAATATACCCATACGACTCAGAAGGTTTTTTCCTTGGTCAGCCGGAGACTCTGTATCCTGATCCTGGAACGGGACAGTATAAAATCCCCGAAAACTCAACAAGCATCCCTCCTGTGAAAGATGGACAAGGTATGTGGCGCCCTTGGTTTGACAGTGAAAAACAGGAGTGGATTGAAAAAGCAGATCAAAAATATAAAGATAGTTTGAAGGGGCCGGCTGATCCTCCATCTGCTGTAGATCAATTAAAGGCGCAAAGTGCAGCAACAATGGTGCAGCTGGCCGAAGCTCAAAATTTAATAGAGTCTCAAGCTAAAATGATTGCGGACTTGTTTTTGATGCTGGCTGAAGGAGGGGAAACGTAATGGATTGGTTTACAAATATCAAGACCATTTATGGATGGGGGAGGCAGTATTACACAAACGCTGACGTTGCTCGTTTTGTTGTCTTGAAGAGAATCACAGAAGAACAATATAAAGAAATCACCGGCCTGACCTATCCAGCTACAGAGCCGGTTGTCATAGATTTAGGAAGTTAACAAACACCCATTGAGGTGTTTTTATTTTGCCATGAGGGAGGTGAGGGCTTTATGGAAATGGATATTACACAGTATTTAATCACTCAGGGGCCCTTTGCTGTGTTGTTTTGCTGGCTCCTATTCTATGTCATGAAAACGAGTAAAGAAAGGGAAGCAAAACTCTATAATCAAATTGATTCCCAAAATGAAGTCTTGGGGAAGTTCAGTGAAAAGTATGATGTTGTAATTGAAAAGCTCGACAAAATTGAAAGCAAAGTACAATAGGAGGAATAAACATTATGAAAAAATATGACAAAGGCACGGTCATTCGGACGGTGCTTCTTTTGATTGCACTTATTAACCAAACAATGCTGATGTTCGGTAAATCACCTTTGGATATTACGGAGGACCAAGTTAATCAGCTTGCGGATGCTCTTTACACTGCTGGTTCTCTAATCTTTACTATCGGGACTACAGCTGCAGCATGGTTCAAAAATAACTATGTGACTACAAGAGGGCACCAGCAAAAAGCAGTTCTCAAACAAAATAATCTAACAAAATGAAGCTGCTGGTAACCCGGTGGCTTTTTTATATTAAAAATAAAGGAGAGAACACTCATGACAATCTCAGTGAAAAAGAATCTTGTATCAGAAGCAAAATACGCTTTGAAATGCCCAAACGCTATGACAGCGGAATATATTACTATCCACAATACAGCAAATGATGCATCAGCTGCCAATGAGATCAGTTACATGATTGGAAACACCAGTTCAACAAGTTTCCACTTTGCAGTCGATGACAAAGAGGTGCGGCAGGGCATCCCTACAAATCGCAATGCGTGGCATACAGGAGACGGCAAAAACGGAACCGGGAACCGTAAATCTATCGGCGTTGAAATCTGCTACAGCAAGTCAGGAGGCGCTAAATATAAGGCAGCAGAAAAGCTGGCAATTAAGTTTGTGGCGCAGCTGCTCAAAGAGCGAGGCTGGGGTATTGATCGTGTCCGTAAGCATCAGGATTGGAACGGCAAGTATTGCCCGCACCGTATTTTGTCAGAGGGAAGATGGGATGAGGTTAAAGCTGCCATTGAAGCAGAATTGAAGGCGCTGGGAGGAAAAACAACTTCTAAACCTTCATCATCTGCGCCTAAAGCTTCTGGGGGCACTTACACAGTCAAAAAAGGCGATACTCTTTCCGCAATTGCAAAAGAGCACGGGGTGAGTGTGGCGAACCTTCAGAGCTGGAATAACATAAAAGACCCGAATAAAATCACAGTTGGCCAAAAGTTAAAGCTCACAGGCTCAAGCACTTCGAGCCCTAAACCAAGCAATAAAAAAACGTCATATGCTCTACCTTCCGGGGTTATTAAAGTGACAAGTCCGATGACGAAAGGCACGAAAGTAAGACAGGTTCAAAATGCTCTGGCTGCTCTTTATTTCTATCCAGATAAAGGGGCAAAGAATAACGGCATTGATGGCGTGTATGGTCCGAAAACAGCCAATGCCGTCAAACGGTTCCAGCTGATGCACGGGCTTTCAGCAGATGGTATCTACGGACCGAAAACAAAAGCAAAATTGGCAGCTCTGTTAAATTAACAAAAGAAGCCCTCTATTAAAAGGGCTTCTCTTTTATACATTTCGAATAGTCATATCACATTTATCTTCCTCTGAAGCATCCATAGCCTTATATAGCACCTCAAAGAAAGTTTTTCCGTCGTTTGTCGCAAAATAGTTTGATAGATTGGTTACTTTTTGACTTATGTTATTACCCCAAGGTGGATTTTTTGATAAGTCTTCAATATCCCAAATAACCTTTTCAGGAGGGAGTTTAGAAAGTTCTGCTTCAATTTCTCTTAAATTCTCTCTAGCAGTTGGAACGTCGCTCCACTCTAATTTATCATGGTATAAGTTATTCATTAATAAAGGATATTTTGTTCCCCATCCATCTTTTTCTAAATGATATGAGATTGTAGAAAAAAATGAATGAACAAAGTCGCCGTGTCCCGCCTCATAGAAAAAGCAGTCAACCATAAAACCTACTGCCATATTAGACACCTCTAATCCATTTTAAATATTATTTCTGCTTTATTATCCGTTCTTTCATCTATTTTTCTTTTGACATCTCTTAATATATCTCTCGATACTGTCTGACCACGTACGTCTATTATAACAGTTTGTTTTGTTCCTTCTGGTAAGTCTTTTATCCTTTTGTTAAATTGATTGGATACAATTCTAACAAGATTACTTCTTCCTGACGATGTGGTCAACTTATAATTTTTTACCTCAATGCTATGCCCTGTATTATAAAAATCAGGGCGGGAGCTGTCCTTAGTTCCGTGTTTTACCTCGATTCTCTCTTTAAAGGATACTTGGTCTTTGTATCCGGGATAATCCTTTCCAACGTCAACTTCTGACTGGCGCCAAGATGGTCTTTTAGAGCCAGTTGGTTTTTTGGCATTTAGTTTAGTATTAACTCCACGTAAGCCGAATCCACCAAGCACTGATAACGCATGATTAAGGCTGTTTTGACGTTGCTCATCAGAAATCTTATTTCCAAACATATCCCGGCCAGTTATTGCTTCGCTAAAACCGTTTGCAGATGCGAGACCGTAAAGTCCTTTGCTGGAGTTTTGAAGAGCGTGAAATGACTTAGGTGTTTTATAGACATCAAGCGCTTTGTCTGCTTTGTAGATCGCTTTGCTAGTTGAATACACAGCTTTTACACCTTTGCCTAATTTACCCGCCCATCCCACAATGGGCACATAACCTGCTGCAGCCATTGCGCCAGCTGCTACACGTTGGCCCTCTGTCAACTTTTCACCGGTTACAGGATCAACTCCATCAGTAGCTCTCTTATAATCATAATATCCGGAGACTTCCCCTGTAAAATTACAAACAACATCCCACGTTTTTTCGTACCATGGCTTATTTGCAAGCTCTTCCTGTTCTTTTGCTATCTTTCTTTGTTCGGCCTGTTGATCTTTAAAGGAGATATACTCAGTCGATTGTTTTTTTACATCCTCAGTCATCTTGTGGACTTCACTGTCCCTATAAGCCTTGGCATTATAGTGGATGGGAGAGGCACTCTTACCTTTTGCTGTAGCGTTCATGAGTGCTTGGTAATCAGCCTGAATCATTTGTTCATTTGCTTCTGAGAGGGCGAATTCTGATGTCAGATTCCCATCAGCTTCACTTATTTTCTCGACTGCATTTTTGCGTTTTTTCTCAGCAGAGGATAACTCATTTTTAAAATCTTCTGTTGAAAAAACATCTAAAGGAAGAACATCATGTATTTCATTTAAGATGTCTTTGATGGCCTTTTTCTGTTCTGACATGATGGCTTTGGATTTAGAATTAGCATTGGCCAACTCATGCTCTAGGAAGGATTCTTCTATGTAGGCATCTGATAAGCTGGCGTCTTCCAAGATACCAGGGATACTCGTTAAAAAAGATATTTTCATCTCAATTAGATCAATCCACTGGTCAGCAATGCCGGCCTGATCTTCATAAAATGATTTGATGTTATTGGCGCCTTTACCTGAAAACTCGCTATCATCTAAATCAGCGACAGCTTTAAATGCTTTCTTTAATTTGACCATTTTACTTTTTAAATCTTTGTATTCTTTTGCACGGTTTTCAGCTTCCGAAAGCAGTGTTTTGGCTTCAAATACCTTCATGATCATATCCTTTCATATTGAATTTAACACAGGGATTTTACCATAGTTTGGGAGGGGGGACTGATAATAAAAATATCGTCACAAGAATGATTCAAATTACACAGGGATTATTAACCTTATTTAAATTCGACCTCACAAAATTAAGTGCGAAAGATATATTTTTAATGATTTCTCAACTCTTAAAAAATAGTAAAAATTAACCTGTTGAAATTTTGCGCCATAACGAAAAACAAATTGCGTTATGTCGAAAATTATTTCTATATATGACATAAAATGTTAAACGTATGTTAATATTTGTTTGAGAATTTAGAATTTTGACAGAAAGAGGGGTTTATTATGAGTAAACTTGCTTCTGAGTATGTTGCTAATATCTTAAATGAATGGTATATGGCTATAAAACAGCAAAACGTGGAGGCTGCCGAGAAATACTTTAAAGAGAGCAGAGCTCTATTTGATGAAATGGAAGAAGACCAGGAAGTGTTGATGTACTATTCTTTACTTGAAGAGAGACATAAAATGATGCTCCACCAGGATAAAGGAAAAGAATTTCCAAAGCACAAGCACTCTTATTTCAGTAAAAAACATAAGAAAGAAATAAGAAAAACAGACAATATGATCGAATACTATTTCTTCTTGTTTGAGGCATTATACGAATCGCACAATCGTAATTACGGCAATGCAATTAGTCTTTTTAAAATTGCTGAGAAAAAGCTTGCGAATATTCCAGATGAAATTGAAGCGGCTGAATTTTATTCAAAAGTAGCCTCTCTTTATATGATGCTTGGCCAAAACATCGTGTCTTTAGACTATATAAAGGATGCAATGCACATTTACAAAAGGAATGAGGATTACAAAAAAAAGCTTGCGACGTCAATGATGGTTGTGGGACATAACTTTACAGAGCTGGGCCAATATGATAAAGCTGAGGATATTTATTTTGAAGCAATACGAATTTCTAAACAACTCGAAGACCCTTTTTTTGAGGCTATGATTCATCACAATTTAAGTATCACTTATTCAGCTGCTAAAAGATCACAAGATTGCATAAATGCTCTGAAAAAAGCATTGAGAAATGATGAATGGAAAGAGTCGGTTTATTACACAAACTCCCTGTATATGATCATAAAAGAGTTCTTCATAATGGGACTATCTGATCAAGCTGTTTATTATTACAAAAAAGCACAGGAAAACTTAAATCAAAAAGAGAATAAAGTGTATGAGGCTAAAATAAACATTATTTATGAGTTATTCCAGAAAACACCTGAAGAAAGCGTTAATCAGTGCAGGAACAACATTCATTTCTTATTTGAACAGAATGACGCGGATAGTGTGCACGATCTCGCTTTAATCATTTCGCAATATTATGAGGCGAAAGGATATATTCAAGAAGCTCTGGAATTTTCTAATCATGCTATTTTAGCCGAGAGGAAAATGAAGCAGTTGGAGGGAGTTTAATGAAAAAGGTAATTCTTTGTTTAGCTGTTCTGGGCGCGTTAGCAGCTGCTAGTTATGCGGGCTCGAATGCTCATGTTGCAGAGAAACCGGTCGGAACTTATATGTTATTAGCAGAAAAACCAGTGGGTACCTAATACAACCCTTCTCATCTGAGAAGGGCTTTTTATATAATCCATCTTTTCTTTTCTTTATCCCAAGAAATCGCTCCTTTTCGGATAAGTTTTTTTGTGGCCTCGCGTATTTCCTGTTCTCCTTTCCCGGTCTTTCTTTTCAGTTCGGGAAGAGTCGGATTCTTTCTGTATAGACTCATATTTACAAAGATTTGATATAACTTGCGCTCAAAATCAGTCACACAATATCAACTCCTAGAGCTAGGTACATCGAAAAAAACAATTGTAAGTATTAGTTGGTATTGTCATAAAATAGACCAGTTATTAGTGAACCGCCATTTTCAGCTTTTTCTTTCTGAACTGATCCATAAAGGATAATGGTTTGGTTTTCCTTTAACTTTGTAGGGAATAGGGCAAAAACATTATAAACACCATACCCATTTTTCTCTTTAGATGAAATAATAAATTTTCCTCCAGCTTCGGCATTTTCGATTGCAGAAACTTTTCCTTTGATACGAACGATATTGTCTGGAGGGTTATCAACATTGATTTTTTTGAAATCAGCATCTTCAGCTTCCTTTCTAATCTGCTGCTGCTTTTCCTCAGTTGAAATATCGTCCAGTCTATCTTGTTGAGAGGTGCTTGAGGTAATGGATTTTTTCTCAGTTGGCGAATCATCTGATTGAGCCATATAAGTAAATCCACAGATGGAGAGTAATAAGCTTAATGGCAATATCCATATTCCTTTTTTTCTTGTTCTTTTGAAGAATAAAAGAAATAAACCAATTACGATTCCGATTGCGGAAAATATAGAGAGAAATCCCATAAATAAAATCATAATATCCTCCATTTTTTAAAGGTAACATTTATATCTTAAAACAGATGAGTATAATTTTCTATTCTATACAGCGGGGTTAGGAGGGAAAACAAATATGGATCAGCTACAAAAGCAAAACTTGAAGCCCTTCTTAAAATAATAAAAGCCCTTCCGATTGGGAGGGCTCTATTTTTAATCTTCTTCTTTTACGCATTCTTCGCAAAAACCAGAACCGTATAAAAACTCTACACGTTTTCCACATTTACCACATTGACAACTTTCAGCCAAAAGTAACATCCCCTTTCATTTAGGATAAGAAAATTATAACAATATGGTGAAAAAATACTAGTTTTATTTACAGTTCCTATTGACAATTGTAAATAGGTGTTGTATAATTAAGGTATAGAAAGGAGGTGCTTAAGTGGACGAGGTGAGAAACTGGATTCTTGCTATCGCTGGCATCGTTACCATCATTAAACACATTTACGACATATGGACGAAGGAAAGCGAAAAGCATAGCAAGAAAAAGAAAAAGCGCTCCCGCCGGGTAAGCAAGAAGCGCTGATACACAGTGAGCAAAGGGGAGAAATCCCCTTGCTCATACCATTATATCACGTCCACGATAGTATGAAAAAATATTTTAAGCAGTACAGCACAGGTGACTTTGCCGTTTTGCTCATTTTGGTTGCGGGGATCGTTGCAATTGATCTGACTGACGAGGGTATGTCTGGAAAAATTGCGCATACTGTATTGATGATAGCCGTTGTTGTTACCTTGTTAAAAGGATTCATTATGATGTGGAGAGAAAGCCGACATGAAAGAAAGCGAAAAAATTAA